GGTGGTAAAAACCCACATTTTGGGAACGATTTTATTCAGTTCCATGAACTGGTTAAAAAGATTGACCCCATATGTAAAAAGTATGGGTTGGGGATCAGTCAATTTCCTACTGGTGTTGGATTAGTAACTCTTATTTTTCATCAGGAAACTGGTGAATACATTACAAGTTACTATGAACTGAAACTGGATAAGGAGACAAGTCAGGGAATTGGGAGTGCTTTGAGCTATGCGAAACGGCAAACGTACCAGGCAATTTTCGGATTAAGTGCAGGTGAAGAAGAAGATGATGATGCCCAATTAGCAACTTCTGAGGAGGAGAGTTTTGAGAACCAGAACCCGGTCCAGGGTAAACTGGATAATAAATCTGCCTATGAGATAGCAAAAGTTGCCCTGCAGGATATCAACTCTCTTGAAGTGCTGGAAATGTGGAAAGAAAAACAACCTCCAATCATAAGAGAAAATAAGAAGGTTGGAGAGTTGTTTAAGGCAAAAATGGCAGAGTTGAAAATGGCTGCCTGAGAGAGACCCTATATAATATATATACTATACGTTTAAATTATTACGTCAATATATCTAATTAACTAATAGTAAAAAGAGGTGAAAAATGACCAAGAAAATAAAGCCGATTCCCCCCTCAGTTGAAGACCTTATTTCTCAGGTGGAAGTACCTCAAGAATTAGCACATTTGCCATGTTTCCAGGAGACCTGGGCAGAATGGTGTGACTACAAGCAAAATGAAGCAATGGATGATAGATCCGGTGTCCAAAAATTCTGGCGAACTGTCCAGGCTGGTCAGAGAGAGATGAGTCATATTAGAAACCAATTCAGGTTAGGCAGAGATGTCGTTCATGTCATAGCAGAGTCAATGAGGAACCAGTGGATCGGAATCCGGTTTGATTTGATCTCAGACAGATCTGGTAATGCTGTGAAGCCTAAGAGTCGTGATCAGGTTTCAGCACTTGACCTGGAATGGTCTAAACTTAAAACCAATCAGCTAAATTAACAATGGCTTCAATTGAAATCCCATTGCACCTGAAAAAGCAACTCCAGCAACTTCTGGAGGAAAACAATAAGAAGTCGGGTTTTAATATCCCGATAGAGGCGTTTACTGTTCTTGCTATTCAGGAACGTATGGAACGGAAGTTCACTAAGTGATTTTGGAGCACTCTAAGGTGGTAGACTCAGGCAAAGCGTTGATGTACACCCGGTTACATGAGTGCTCCATTGATTAAGGTTTGTGAGCATTGTGGTGAAGAGTACACACCAAGTGAGAATAGTCACACTGTACAGAAATACTGTCACCGGAGATGTAAAGAGAAAGCAGCATATCAGAGATTACTGGATTCAGGACAAACCAGGAAACGTAAAGGTGGATACAATCGAACAACGTATGTCACCAAGTTCATGGAAGCAAGACAGTCAGATATGACTGCACCCTGTCACTATTGCGGCAAAAGATTGGAACCTGATGGGGATTGGGTACTAGACCACAAAATACCAATATCGGAACTATTTGATGACTTCCAGAACCCAGATAATTTATGCCTCAGTTGCAGTAAATGTAATTATGAAAAAGGGACCCAGGACTACCAGGAGTTCCTGACTCAAAAACAGAAAGAGATAAATCATGGATGATTTGAAATATTCAGTGCTGCTTAAAGCACTTAAAGCATGTGAAAAGAACTACCACTCACATGTGAGAGAATTCGGCAAATTAGACAAAACAGACATTGCGTTCTGGGCAGAACAACTCTCAGACCTATCCCCTGAAAGACTTGAACGCTCGTTCAACGAACATATCAAAACCTCATCATTCTTCCCAACTGTGAAAGATATCCGGGAAGGTACTCCAGAGAATCCCAGAAGGAAGGCATGTGAAGATCCCAAGCATTTGAAGAGACTGGAAGCAGATAGATTACTTCCTGCACCTGAGAGAGAGAAAATGGGTATGCCTGATAAGATGAAAGAGATTTTCAGGAAACTCCAGGCAGATGTAGCGGAGCAGAGATGCTGACAATTGAACTACCATTCCCTGTCTCAGCTAATTCTTACTGGATGATTGCAGGAAGGAGATTAATTAAGTCTAAAAGAGCAAGAGCATATATTGCAGAAGTGACCCTGTACTGGCTAAATGTGAAGCAATTGGGTGCCCAGGCATTTGGTGAGGATGAGACCCTGGCAATGTCAATTGCAATTCACTATCCGGTCAGAAAAGGTCCAGATTGTGATGTTGATAATCTGCTGAAGGTCCTGATTGATGCTATGGAAACTGCTGGGATATATCAAAATGATAACCAGATCAGGTTCATCCAGATCTCCAGGGAAAAGGCAAAAGATAAGACTATCGGAGGAGTCAGGGTGAACATCAAGTCATGTCCACATGAAATGGAACTGAATGATAACAATTTTAGGGTAGAGGAGATCCACAATGAATGAATTCTGGGAACTGATGCTGACAGTACTGGGAATATATCTCCTGGGGGTATTGACAGGTGTGGTTGGAACAGCAATAGCAATTTTCATCTACCTCAGACCAGGTGGATCAATAATAGTGAAAGAGCAATTATGAGTGGTACACCAGTAAGACGAGCCAGAAGAGCTAGGGAAGCAAGAATGTTTGATGACCCACAATTCTGGGACAAGATATTCGATGGATATGCTGAATTTGGCAGTCTACCTAAACTGGCAAAAGAGATAGAGGTGCCTTATAAGAAACTCTACCACAAGATCACGACAACACCAGAGTTGAAGGAGAGATATACTGAGGCCAGAGAAGCATATGCTGAAATGACCGTTGATGAGATCAAGACCATAAATGACAAGTTAGAAATAGGTCATTTGGACCCTTCTACAGCAAAAACACTCATAAACAGTAAGCAGTGGATAATTCAGAAATACTCACCTATTGCATATGGAGAAAGACAAACCATAGACATGCAGGTAACTGATGCAACTCAATTACATCTCGCAGCCCTCAGGAAACAGATGAAGAATATCACTCCTAAAGCAAAAGAGATTGAAGAGTGATTAGACTCAGCATGACACTCCAACATTTGGACACTTTAGATGATGTGCTGGATTTGGTCCCATCACTCCCGGAAGAATATGTAAGGGGGATTGATATGGCTATTGTTAAATCACTCCAGGAAATAGTCCACCATAAACAGGAAGATAGGAAGGTAACTTATGAGGGTTAAAAGAAAAACCTGCTTAGTCTGTAACCGGGAACTATCCGGGAACAGAACAGTCTACTGCTCAGAGACATGCCACATCACAAGAACAAGAGATATTGCACATACTAAAATACACCTCAGAAGAAAACAGCAGGGACCTAAAACCTGCCAGGTGTGCTTTAAGGTATTTACTCCAGGCAAGAGTACACAAGTGAACTGCTCAAAAGAATGTGGGAAGGTTGCATACGATAACTGGTTTAAGCGCAAACCCAAACAGATAAAAGAAGTGGAATGCCAGATATGCTCAAGAGTATTTATGCAGAAGAACCCACAACATAAGAACTGCTCACCAAGATGCAGACAAATAGATTTCCGGGAGAAGGAGAAGAACAGAGAGAAAAGGATCAGGAGTAAGACCAAAAAGATGGAAGTGAAAGGTCATAAGTTTGTCTTTAGTCCAACTGTCAGGATTGATAAAGGAACCATGCGTAACCAGGTGATCGATGCAACAGAAAGGTTCTTAAAAGCAGGTAAGAAGATTGAACGATTACCAGATAGTCCTGCAGCTAAAGTTCCATCAGTTGGGATAAGAGGTGTTTGGTATCCTTTTAGTGATGAAAGAGAATTCTATACTGAAGCATCTGAGGGTAACCTAGATCCAGATCTGTTGGAGATGGAGGATAATGAAGTGGCTGCTCTATAGAACATGATCTATAGAGAACTATAAACGTACACCTATATATATACGTTAACTATATATATAGGTAACACTAAAGAGAATGAAGGTATAAAGGTGAGTAATACTATAAGCAGTAACAGTAATATTATAGATGGGGGGAGTATTATAGGTAATAGAATAACTACTATAAGACTGTTCTCTATAGCTCTTCACATGTGCCTATGTGACCCTATCAGATCCAGATCAGGCCAATGAAGGTGATTAAAAGGCTAATGATATCAATACTTAACAGGATAATGTTCAATAAGGGAATTACTGAACATGGGGGGATCTGGGGGGGCATACTTTCTAAGTCATTGATTTTATTAGGGGATAGGGCCGGGTGCCCCCCAGGGGGGTCTGCCTGGGGGGTGGCAGGTGACATAGTCAACACACACCCCATTTTTCTTTTCCCAAAAAAATTTTAACTCTTTTTCCAACATACCCAACTATGGCCCGGATAGGTGACAAGATAAAATTTGAACTCCAGGATGAATTATTTGAGAAAGGTCTTAAAACTGTTCGTGCTCAGATCATCAGATCATATCCCAAACATCGTGGTAACCGTAAAACCTATTTAGCTTTCGATTGTGTGGATCTTGATAATCCCAGTTTAACTTACACTATTGCAGCCGATGAGCAGTTTGTTCAGATCAACGATTGATGACATTAAGAAGCAGATTAAAGCTAATGGTTGTTCACTCACCAAGTTATCTACTCCATTTCATGCCCAGTCTCTCCATGACTGGCTAAAGGAGAAACTACCTAGACATTTGGATGTCTGGATTATTGATGCCCCAGGAAGGAGCAATGAAGTAAATGTATACACCATCGATAAAACTAACCGAGAGGGAGATACTTTTGGCGGCATCGTCAGGAGTACAGAGAGAGGTGGAATGCCTGAGAAAGTTAGAGAGTGGAAAAAACGCCACTTCAAATTATGAGAGAACTTGCAACTCTGTTGGTCCTGGTGGTTTATGGAATAACCATATTGAGGGAGCACTTGGCGAGTTTGCTGTTGCCAAATATTTAGGATTATATCCGGGTGCAATTACAGGTGAGGCAGAAACTGATGTTGGTGAGTTTTATGAAGTCAGGACCAGGCCAAAAACGTACCAGGAGTTATTTGTTAAGAAGAAGGACAAGCCAGGCAAGTATTATATTTTGGTCCAGGGCAGTTTTGGTGACTACACTTTGATAGGTTGGATATCTGGTTTTGAAGTTTTTGATCACCCTGAGTGGTTCCACAATAATTCCGGTAAATTATCTTACAGTTACTGGGTACCGCATAAATTTTTAAATCCAATTGAAACATTACCGAAAGAAGCACCATGCCCGAAAATAACATCTTCTCAGAATTTATTGACAAGTACAAAAATAATCCAGTTCAATTCGTTAGAGAAATTTTAGAACAGGAACCAGACAAGTGGCAGCAGGAGTTAATGGAAGCAACTCTGACTGAAAGGTTGTGCTCGACAAAATCGGGTCATGGAGTAGGAAAATCAACATGTTGTGCCTGGTTAGCACTTCATGCACTCTGTTGTACCTACCCTACTAAGGTAATTTTAACTGCCCCAACCTCATCCCAGTTGTTTGATGCCTTATTTGCAGAATTGAAGTCCCAGGTGTTGAGATTACCACCTGCATTGCAGCAGTTATTTGAAGTATTTTCTGAGAGAATTGTTTTAAAAGCAGATCCTTCCGGTAGCTTCATTTCATGTCGAACTGCCAGAAAAGAAACTCCAGAGGCCCTGCAGGGTATACATTCAGGGGGTCCAGGTGACTCAGGTAAGGTACTCCTAATTTGCGATGAAGCCAGTTCGATTGATAACGCTATTTTTG